GATGATACCAAAATTTAGAGCGTGGAATACAGAAACAAAAGAAATTGAAGTATTTCAAACTTACGAAGAAATCAGTGAATTATTTTTAGCTTTAAGTGCAGATGATGGTTTTTATTCAATTATGCAATCAACAGGGCTCTTTGATAAAAATAACAAAGAAATTTTTGAGGGGGATATAGTTCTGGTTCTTGATAGTCCTTATACTGTTTTTTACGATAACGAAAGAGGAAGTTATCGCTTGAAACCACACGATGACCGCTGGAATGTTGATTATATGTCTAATTTTGCGCATAGCGGAAATTTTGAAGTTGTAGGAAATATTTATGAAAACAAGGAGCAATTATGATAATTATAAGCACGAATCCTAAAAATCAACTTTTGCAGAAAGTGGAAGAAGAGCTTGATTTTTTAGGAAAAAATTATGAAGTGAAAAAATCATGGACGGATGAACTCATCAAACAATGTTTTGTCAATGATTTTGAATTCTGCTCAGGGCATTATATGAGCCAAATTAGAAAATTAAATTTTGAACAAGCATTAGAGATGATACATCAAAATCCTAAAATGTTAAGGAAATTTATTGTTATAAATGGGAATAAATCGATAGCAGATTTTCCTAAAATAAGTCTTGTTAGAAAACAACTGAAAGGGTTATTAAAATGAGTAGAGAAGCAAGATTGTTCTACAATCATATCAGAAAACAACTGGTCTATGTTCCGAATACGTCAATTGCAGAGCGATTGAAAAAGCATATTTTAGCACATCCGAATTTTAATAATAGCAGAAGTTTTTTAGATTCTGTTGTTGCAAACTATTGCGTCAACAGAAAGAAAGACAAGTTACCTAGTCCTGAAGTGATCAGCTGGTTAAGTAAATTTCTAGATGTAAATTATAAAAAATTGGAAAGTCTAGGAGGTGGAATAAATGGCCAAAATTAGATTACAAAATCCGTACATGGATGAAACTATCGAAGTAAAAGAGAGTCTTGATTATATACGTTATAAATTAAAAGACTTAAATTATGGAAATATAGGTTATATACAACTACATCAAATCGAACCTGAAGAAAGACTTATTACTATCAGTCCAAAAAATTTTGCAAAGGTTGATTTTTACAAAGATGATGAGGTTGATGGATGAAACGATTCTTAATCGGCTATGCCTTACTTACAACTTGCTTATTATTCATGCAACGATCGATTATAGACGAGCAACAAAAACCCTTACTAGTCTATCATGCTGATAGTAAATACGCTATCACTGGAAAGGTTGAAGAAAAACGAAAAATCGGAAAGTTATCCACTATCACGGTAAACGGGAATGTTTTCGTGGTGAGTGAAGAAAAATATAATAATACAGAAATTGGAGAAGAGGTAGAGATTTGAAATTTCTTGATCTATTCGCTGGCATTGGTGGTTTTCGTCTTGGCATGGAGTCCGCTGGGCACGAATGCGTAGGTTTTTGTGAAATAGACAAATTTGCAAGAGCCAGTTACAAAGCAATACATAATACCGAGGGAGAAATAGAATTACATGACATTACAACAGTATCAGATGACACTATTAGAGGGATTGGACACATTGACGTTATCTGTGGAGGATTTCCGTGCCAAGCTTTCAGCATTGCGGGAGCAAGACGAGGATTCGAGGATACAAGAGGAACTCTCTTCTTTGAAATTGCAAGGTTCGCATCTATTCTCAAACCTAAATTTCTTTTCCTTGAAAACGTCAAAGGACTACTCAACCACGACAAAGGAAACACCTTTAAAACAATCATCAGAGCGCTTGATGAATTGGGGTATGATGTGGAGTGGCAAGTGCTTAACAGCAAAAATTTTGGAGTCCCACAAAATCGGGAACGTGTGTTCATTATCGGACATCTTAGAGGACAACGTACCAGAAACGTTTTTCCTGTCGGACGAGAAAGTGAACAATCTGATCGTCAACAGTCAAAAATAGAAATAGTAGGGAATACTAAAAATCCAAATGGCACAAGTCAAGGAACAGGGAGCGTTGTTTATGACTCTAATGGTTTGATTGGTACTCTTTGCGCTAGAGATTACAAAGAACCTAAACAAGTCGCTATACCTGTGCTAACTCCAGATAGAGCAGAAAAACGACAAAATGGACGCAGATTTAAAACAGACGGAGAGCCTATGTTTACGCTGACTGCTCAAGATAGGCACGGTGTTGTTGTAGGAAATGAAATTAAAAGGTTTGGAACAATCGAGCCTAATTTCAATCAGAGCGGTGTGGTTTACGAAACAGACGGTATCGCACCAACTATCAGAGCCTATCAAGGTGGAGGTCTTGAACCTAAAATTATTCAACGTGGTCATGGTTATAACAAAGGCGGAGAGCATGATATCGCTCCAACTTTGACTAGCAATAGCTATCACGAAAATAATGTTTTGAAAATAACAGAAGCAACCAAGCAAGGCTATGCAGAAGCTGAAATCGGAGATAGTGTAAACCTATCTCATCCAAACTCTAAGACAAGGCGAGGTAGAGTTGGTAAGCAAATCGCAAACACTCTCTTGACTGGAGAGAGTCAAGGGGTAGTAGGGCCTGATTTTAGAATTAGAAAGCTGACACCTCGTGAATGTTGGAGGTTACAAGGTTTTCCAGACTGGGCTTTTGATAAGGCTCAAGAAGTAAATAGTAACAGTCAGTTATACAAACAAGCAGGCAATAGCGTGACAGTCAATGTTATCGCTACAATAGCAAAGGAGTTATTATGAACACACTAGAAAACGTAAAGCAATGGTTTATTGACCGTGATCTTGAGAACGGTGGACGATTAGAAAAGCAGTCGCTTAAACTCAGTAAAGAATTCGGTGAGCTATGCGCTGGTTATCTCAAGAAGAATGAGCAGTTAACCAAGGATAGTATAGGAGATTGTGCAGTCGTGATTGTCGGTCTGGCACTATTAATTAAGGAAGATGTGAATCAGATTTTTGAAACATCAGAAAATGATAGAGATGTAATGACATGTTTTAGTTTTTTGAGTAGAAATATAAGTGATTTTCAGATTAACCAAGACTTATCTTCTAAAGATTTTTGTAAATTAAGTTTGATACGTACAATCAGATGGTTAAAATCTCTAAGCAAATCGCTAGGATATAACTTTGATGAATGTTTTGAACTAGCTTACCAGGAAATTAAAGACCGTAAAGGTTTATGGATTGATGGTTCATTTGTGAAATGGGAGGAATTACCTGATGAACTACGAGCAAAGATTAAATGATAACCAAGGAAAAAGATTTGCATTCATGCTAAAACAAAAACGCAAAGATAATAAATTATCACAAGAAAAGCTAGGTGATATATTAGGATATAGTCAATCAGATATTTATAAATGGGAAACATGCAAGACAAGACCTAACTTTTATCAAGTGGAAGATGTGGCAACGTACTTCAATCTTCCTTTGAATGTTTTGATAGGGGAGGGATAGATTGACGGATATTGAAAAACGATTAAAGCAATTGCCTTTTGATGATATTAAAATTAGATCATTGCATAATGAAATTGTCAAGCTTAACTCAGGAATAGTTAAAGGTCAGTCATTTAATGGTATGCCTAAATCGCCATCGATTGATAATCGGACTGAAGATATAAATATTCTAATAATCGATAGAACAAGAGAACTCTATGAGGAAATCAATAAAATTTATAAAGAACGAAAAAGAATAATAGATTGGATTGAGAGTTTAGAAGATCCTATTGAGAATATGGTTATGCGACTACTGTATATTGATGGCTTATCGTGGAAAGAGGTGCAGATAGAACTCAGATGTAGTCGAAGCACTATCAAGAGAATAAGAAGAAGCGCTATCAAAAAATGGCACTAATGAACCCAAATGGCACTAATTAAGTGATATTATGATAGTATCAGCAAGATGGCTGATAGACTCCTATATATTTTTTACCAAAGGGCATTACGCCCTTTAAGACTGCAAAAAATAAATTTAAAAAGACAATATACTATTGATTCTCCGCAAGGCTATGCAGTCGCCTTGCATTTTAAAAAGTCCTTATGAAAATCAGTCAGCTTAACGCTGGCTTTTTCTAATCTCTATTTAAAAGGAATGTGATGAAACCAAAGAAACTTACAATTCTAAACGGTAGGAGAACAGCGGTTGATTATGATAAACGTAATCAAGAATACACAGACTATAATCGTACTCGTTGGAAGTATGATAGAGAAGTTAAGCAGTTCTATAACTCAACAATCTGGAAGAGAACGAGTCAACAAGTCTTGCTTGAAGCAAATTATATCTGTGCTATGTGTGGTGATGAAGCTACTATGACTGACCATATTGTCAGTGTGAAACAAGATTGGTCAAAAAGATTAGATAGAAGTAATCTTCAAGCAAGTTGTAAGAAATGTAATGATAAAAAAGCAATTAAAGAGAAGTATTCTTATTGATTGTGTGGTAAAACATTAAAAATGTTATCAAAAAGCGAACAAAAACAGAATACAAAAGGGCAAATCGGTCGGAAATACGCTGTAAAGTGTACGGAAATACCCCCTTTGATTTTAGACGGGGGTAGGTATCGTTCGGATTCTAGAACGCTGCCCTCTTCTGTACGAAAAATTCCGTTTTTGAAATTTTTGAACCCCCATAAAATCAGAAAGGAGGTGGTCGATTTGGGTCGAAAAATGAAGATAGTGGAAACTACTAAAAGTCATTTAACAAAAGAAGAGAAGATTGCGAGAAAAACCATACAAGAAAAGGCTTCTGACGGTTTGGAAGCATTGCAACTGACTCCGCCAAAACATTTTGATGCAATCGCTAAAGCAGAATACAAGCGAGTGATTGAAGATTTAAGAAAGCTACCCCTTAGAAATCTAGATCGTGCAGTTTTAGAAAGCTATTGCACTTGGTATGCAGTCTACAAAGAAATATCTCGTGGATTGCAAAAAGAAGGGTATGTTTACGAAACAGACAATGGCAAGGTGTTGCCTAACAAGATGTTGTATAGTTTGGAACGCGCTACAACAAACTTAATGAAAGCAGCATCACAATTGGGTATGACAGTGGATAGTCGCATGAAGTTATTCGTGCCACAAGTCGAAGAAAAGAAAGAGAGTATTTTCGATAAATTTGGTAGTTAGGAGGTGAAACAATGGAAGATGTAGCTTATCAATACGCTTCAAAAGTCGTGAATGGAGAAATCATAGCCAGCAAGAAAGTTATAAAAGCTTGCAAGCGACATTTAAGAGATTTAAAGCGTATGGATGATGAAGACTTTCCGTATGTTTACTTACCTGACAAAGCAAAAAATCCAATAGATTTTATTGAAATGCTCCCAGATGTCAAAACTGGAAAACCATACCCGCTGGCAGATTTTCAAAAGTTTATTTTGAGTAGTCTATATGGTTGGAGAAAAAAGTCCGATATATCGATTAGACGATTCAAAAAAGCTTTAATCAGCTTGGCCAGAAAGAATGGTAAGACAATCTTAGTCGCAGGTATTGCCTTGTATGAGTTTTTGTTTGGTCGCAACCCTGCAATGAGTAGACAGTTGTTTTGTACAGCAAATGACCGTTCACAAGCACGTATTGCTTACGATATGATCCGTAAGCAGTTAGATGCTTTACGAGTCCATAATGCAGATATCAGAAAGGCTACGAAGATAGTCAGAGATGAGCTTCGTAACTTGAATGATGAAAGCTATGTGCGTGCATTGAGTCGTGAGACTGGAGCAGTCGATGGATTTGAACCGTATGTTGGTATCTTGGATGAGTTCGCAGCATCAAAAACTAATGAGATGATTGAGCTTCTCGAATCCGGTCAAGGTCAGTTGGACAATCCATTGATTTTGATTATCTCAACTGCTGGATTTGATTTAAATGTACCAATGCACACTATCGAGTATGCGTATATCGAAAAACTTCTTGATGAAGAAGTTG